TAGTGGCTCGGTAAATGTGCGCCGCCAACAGTTTCCGCAGCATTTTACCAAGCTGTTTGGCCGTAACTTTATAACCATCGAGTTTTGCCAGTTCCTGAAAAACCGCCGCGATGCTTTCCAGCTTGTATTTGATTTTGCCAACAATAACAAGGTTCTTGGAGGGGCTCAATCATGAAAACGAGCTATGTAAACCACAAAAGCGAGCTAACCGCCCGCAAACAGTCCATGGAGGCCGATGGGTTTGAAGTGTACCGCAGCCGCTTGTATTGCCACTGTGCCCCGGCACGTAACCGCCGTCACGGCATATTGGTAATACGGCAGGCTAAACTGGTTGAAAAGGTATTGGTATGCAAAGAATGCGCGAAAGGGGGTGCCACATGGTAACACTCACCAAAAAAGGGTTTAAGGTAGAGGTAAGCACCGGAGGCGATGCGGCCGAAAACTATGTAGAAACCATAAACAGCATTGTTGAGCTGCTGCAAAGCCAGCAGCCCGATATGAAGGGCGATGATTTTTACTTGCTGCAAATGTTGAAAGCCATGTTGCCCGATGCCGATCAGGCCAAGGCGTTTTTAAACGACGTGGTTAAAAAATAGCTATTTAGAACCACTCTAAAAAGCCGGTGCAGATCTGCACCGGCTTTTTTATGCCTTGCTTTTTGTTTAAAAACGCTTAGTTTTGTTTCCGCATTACAATCCAAAATAATACACAAAGGTTCGACCATGTCTATTCCTTACTCAAGATAAAAGGCAGGGTCGTATGGTGGTACGGCAGGAAACAACCGTACTGATTCATAGCCTTTGTGGTATGGATTGTAATGCACACCTAAGCGGCCTTGCCGCTTTATTCAGTCGTAAACCAATCAAAAAAACAAGCAGAATGATGAAACATTACCAAAGGAGAGAGAAACACGAGGGAGTTGAACGAGTAATGATTGCCACCGATGGTCAGCTTCGATAAAAAGGCGCGCACCTTCCAAATCACCGTTTCGGGTGACGAGCGCGAGTACTTTCGATTTATGAAAGCGCTAAGCCACTTGCTGGCCACACAGGATGCCAACTGCCTGAGCAAGGAAACGCAGTACTACGCCGCCACCTTGCTGGAAGAAATGCTCCCGGCCGACGGGCAACATGTAACGCTCAAGGTTGAATAGAAAATAAGGCTTGACACATATGGGGTTGAGCCTTATTTTTGTTAAAAACCACCGAATGAGTTACAACCGCCGAAACTTACTGCTTAGAATCATCGATGTACAGACCATCTACAAAAAGCACTCGAAAAACTTCGACGGCGGTTGCACCGACAAATACATCTACGAGCAAATAATAGAACCACACTACCACATTAGCCGCGCCACCTTTTACGAATACCTGAAAACCTTTGCCGAAAAGCAACTGAAGGAGCTTGACGAACGCCGCAAAAGCCAGCTCTCGCTCTTTTAGCTACAGCGCCTTTTTGCAATCGAAATAAATGTGCGTAACCAGCCAGTCCTTATACTTCGGAAATTCCTGCCAGCCCGACCATTGGAGTCGCGAAGCCAGTTTTGTGCCGCCATCTGTTGCCTCAAAGCCCTCCAACTGATCCTTTACCCACAGGGCCAGTTGTTCATGCGCCTCTACCACCTCGTCGACAATCACACCGTCGGTACGCGCCATGGCTTTCGATACCACGTGCAAGCGTATCGGCAGGGGCAGGCGTTTTTCCTGCTTGGTGAGTCGGTTAATTTCCAGCTTGTCCGGAAACTCAATAAACACCCGTGGCGCAGTGCTAATGGTGCCCTGGTATTGCAGGTTGTACTTTTCAATGCCTTTCAGCTGGCCGTCAACATCGGCAGTGGTTAACTGCTGTTTAATGGCTTTGTAAATAGGATGTAACATACTTGTATGATTAATGACAGGTTAAAAAATTCTATTTAAAAACGTCTTCGGCCATGCGGTCGAATTTATCTTGTATGCGCTTGTCCAGCGCTTCCGATGGGCCAATCACACGGCGCTCGGGCATGGTAAAGCCCGGAGGCCTTCCGGCTGGCCCTCCTTCGTTGTGCACCTCGGCATAGGGTAAGGCGCTGGTAAACTCTACCCGGTTGTCGCTGGCCTTGGTCTCTCGTTGCCAGCTTCGCCGCAGCGATCCGCCCCGCTTGTTTCCGATGAGCGTTTTTTTAGTTCCTTTCTTTTTTTTCTTCCACGCCTTGTATTGTCCGGCTTTTTCCTCAAACCCTTCGTGCTGAAAGTTGTCGTCGATAAACTTCAGGCCTTCCACTTTAGCCACACCCGGCAACCGTTTGGTTATTCCGGGTATTCCTTTTTCAAGCTGCTTAAGCTTTCGTTGAAATGCGTTGTTTTTCATTGCCTTAATTCTTATATTTGTATCAAATAAACCTTTCGGGTTAGTGTAAAGCGGTCTTCTGATCCGCTCCCTGCCGCCGGAAGGTTTATTTTTTTGCCAGCTTGTCGGTAATGGCGTGTAGCTTCAATTCGCCATATTTGGTCTCAACCAAATTCAGGTACATGTTGTCGTAACCCTCCACCTGGTAGTAATGCCACCTTACATACAAATCGCGTCCTTTGCTTTCGGCGCGCGAGTACACAAATTTCGACTCCTTCAACACGTTGCCAATATCAAACAGCAGCGAGTTCCGGAGCGAACGGTTTTCGTGATACTTTGAGGTGATATCCTTCACGTCGCGGTTGGAGATCTTCACCTCTTTAAAACCTTTTTGCCCGGTAAACCTGTAGGTTGATTTTTCGGCTTTCAGGTAATCCTGCACCGCCGCTTTACTTTGCCGCGCCGAAAAGCTCTCGGCCTGTTTAATCAGGCGTTGGGCCTCTGCTTTGGGTGCGCTGGTGTAATAGCCCGCCGACTCGGAAAACAACCGCTGATCAACCCCCGGGTTAAAGTCGAAGCCTTTGGGAACGGTGGTTTGTTCGTAGCCTTTGTACTTGTCCTGCCCTTTATTGACAGGCGAATCGGTTTGAATAACATTGCACCGGCATCCAAAACCGAGCGGTGGCGTGTGTCCGCTCCAAAAGTCGTCGTTCATCGGAAGAATGATACCGTGTAGCCGGGCATGTTCCGGCCTTACGTCCGAGTCACCGGCCGTACGGTACTCGAGGTTGGGGTACAAATCGGCGTTTTCCTCAAAGCCCATCCATGCCTCGGCAGCGGCCGAGTTGGCAAAAATGGTTTGCTTTTCGGTGAGCAGGTACTCCTGGTAACGCTTTTCAACCCGCTTTTTGTCGAGGTCGGTTTTGGCCGCTTTCAACTCCCGCTCTTTTTGCGCTTCGCGGAAGCTGGCAAAACGTGCCGCATCTGCTTGCAGGTTGTTGTACAACTTAAACCGCGGATCGCTGTAGCTCGTTTTGGTAAGGTCGACCTGCGTACCCTGCTTTACTTGGGTAGCATATTGCGCCCACACGTCCTCAAAGCCTTTGGCATCATTGCCAGCCGCTACAAAGGTATAGCGTTGACCGGCGAGAGATCCTGAAACACGGTTAGGATGGCGGTAACCAGTTACCAGGGCGTTACCAAACTTTTTTTTTTAGCGCTGGCCTCGGCCTTTTTACCGTCTTCCACCTCCTGCTCGTCCTCGTCAATGGTTGGATCTTCCGGCTTTTCGGGTGTCGGGCTTTTCAGTTTACGCGCCTTGTATTCTTCAACTCGTGGAAAGACAAAGCTACATCCTTCAAGCGGGTAACCCCAGTGGATCAGGAACGGGATTAACTCATAATTAATCAGGTTTTGAAGATCATTTAACCGGGCAAACATGAAATCGTCGAGAATGCGCTCGGCTACCTCGGCCGAACCAACAAACGCCTTTTCCTCACCCGCGCCATACTGGCCATTAATGATTTTGGCGATGTACTTGTCGCGCTTCTCAATGTTCTTGTCGTAGATCAGGTAGCCGCTCCCGTTATTGCTGGCCTCAAACTTCTCCACCTCGTCATCAATACCAACAATGGCATAGCCGTTACGCGCAAAGTTGCCAGCCCCGGCGGCAATGGTGTCCAAATCGCTGCCATCCGCATCGGTTTTAATCACAATGCGCGGTTGTCCCCATTTTTCGGAGTGCTCGTTCCAGTCGCGCGAGGCAAAGTTCTTAATAATCACCTGTCGGCTGATGGTTTCCAACAGCCCGATTTCCTCGGGGTCGCCCAGCTCGATGAGAAACAAATCGTAAGGGTTTACCAATTCGCCCTTCTCCGGATCTTCGTTGGCGTAAGGAATACCCACCGTGTCGGTTTCATTAATGATGATGTTCCGGTTATGAGGGTAAACATTGAGCAGCGGAAACAATTTGCAGGAGATAAACTGGCCGTCCTCGTCAAACTGCCCAAATTCAATCAGTCGGTAGCCAAACAGCTCTTTGTAAATCATGAATTCGCGGAAACGGTCGAACCACGGCTTATTAAACAACTTAGCCAACTCCTCATTGTCGCTCCCATTTTTGCGGACGACAAACGGCTCTGCTTTTAGCTTGCTCTCGGCAATACGGCGTTGCGTAATGACCTCCTCGTCGGTCATGGCATTTTCGTAAATGCGGTACAGGTCAGTCCACGACGGGTTGTGCGGATCTCTGGCATCTTCCACCTTTTGGCGGAGGGTACCCAGCTCCATGGGCACTCGCTCGGGCTGTGCCTTGTTTACGTTGCCCGACGGGCGCGAGCCCTTTTTTTCGTCGGCTACTTTTTCGGGTTCGGCAGCCGCTACCGGCTGTTGTTTATCTCGTTTCCAGAATGCAAAGTCCATAGTCAGTTTTTAAAAGATGTTGTGATCGCGCGGCGCGTCGCCTCCAAAGCGATAATTGCTTTTTGGTTTCGCCTCGTCGTTCAGTAAATGATCGAGCGTGGTGGCCAGCTTGCCCGTCGCCACTTTTTCAATTACCTTCAATTGGTTGGCGTAGTTGGTTTCTACCCGCTCGGGTATATCAACGTCCTGAACCGTGTTGAAAAGATAAAAGGTGGTGATGTGGATCAGCACCCGCACGAGCATGTCGTTGCGGTTGGCTCCAACCTTGGCCAGCTCGGCCGATATATCAAAGTTTGCCCGCAGCGGGTCAAGCTCCGAAATAGCCAGGCTTTCGGCCGTATTCAAATCCGCATCATTAACGCCACGCAAGTCGGCTAACTGGCTGGCGTCAATAATGCCATTAAAGTCGTTGTCGGTCAGAAACACCATAGCCCTTTACTTTTTGTGGTAATACAGCGCCTGAAAGCGGTCGAAGGCGGTAATGGTCACTACCTCAATTGCGCTCTTGTTTACGAAGTCGCATAGCTCGGCCGGATCTTGAAAGTAGATTGATTTCAGCTCCTTATTGGCCGCCGTTTTCTTTTTTGTTGTTGCTTTTTGTTCAGCCATAACATTTTGATTTTTGATTAAAAAATAGATCTATTGTTTGACCGGTTGTATTGACCGGTTTTGAATCCACTGCCAGTGCCTTTTTTGGCTTTCTTTTTATCCAGCTTGTAAATGGCTCCCTCCACGGCATCGGGGCCGTCGTCTTTTATCCGGGCATCCGGGAAGCCTAAAAACTGATCGCGAAGCGTAACCATGTCGGGTTTATGCTTCAAGGCCCGGTTGAACCGGATAAAACACTGCTCGGTTAAAGGGGTGAGGTTTTCAATGCGTACCTCCTTGTCGGGCTTCTTACGCTTGTCGCCTCGTATGCGCAACATGGGCGGGTTTTCTTCGCCATAGCGCCAGTATTCCTCAAGCATGAGATCCTGAATAAAGTTCGCCTCCATCCAGTGCTTTACATCCAGGCTATCTGGAACCTGCCGGGCAATACCGTAATGCCCTCTGACCATCTCAGCCGTTGTACACTGGCGGTCAAATACATCAATGATGTCGAAGTACCGCCCCTTTTTGCCGATCAGAACAATGGCCTTGCAGTCGCTGGTCATTGACTTTTTATAGGACGGGTCATTGTAGGTTATGATATTGTCGTAGGCGCTGAATGGGGCGACATCAACCCACGGCAAATGCTCCTCCTTGAAAACCTTGCCGGTGATAATGTGCTGGTGAAAGTACTCTTTTAAACCGCTGCGGCGGCCCATACGGTTGATCTTTGTCCACAGCATGTCGTAAGTATATCGCTCTTTCCATGCCGGAACCCCTTTTTTCGACAGGTCCATTTTGTGCGTACGCGGATTCTCGAGCGCATAAACTTTGGAGTGGTATAAACCCTCGCGAATGGGATCATCATCCTCAATGTCGCCCGCAAACTTGGCCAGCACCGACTTTTTATGAATCCGGTTACCAATCATGATCAACCGGGCACCCGTAATGGGTAAGCATCCGTAAAAGTCCTCGAATATCCATTCCAATACCTCATTGGTCAGGTCTTCGTTTTTTACCAGCTTCTTATCGTCGATATCGTCAATCAGACCATATTTAGGCCGCCACGCCGACTCTTTAATCCCCCGCGGACTTTGTCCCCGCCCGAACGCCCAAAAGCCATAACCCTGAGACGAAACAAAATAACCGTCGGTCCATTTACCCGAACCGTACTGCTGACCAAAATCGGCAATAAAACGCTCGTTAAACATGAGCTCGCTTTGCAAGTCTGCCAGCAGCTTGTTAGCCTTGGGCTCAGTAGCCGAACCAACAACCATCCCGCTAAAATCTTTCCGGGCAATTAATACCATGGGCATGATCACCCCGAATATGGTACTTTTGGCATGCTCGCGCGGGTATTCCATCAAGGCCATGAGGTCGGTTTCTTCCGACACCTTTTTCATGTCGCGCTTTTGGAAGTAACCAAACTCCGACTGAGCGAGATGGGCGCAGTAGTATTTGGCAAACAACGGCTCGTTGCCGGGCTTGAGCAGTTTTTCAATTCGCTTTTTCTTCGCCTCCTCACTTTCCCTGGCTTGCGGGCTCAGCCGCCTGATGCTCGCTTTTTCCTGCAACCACGCTTCGTACTGCTCCTTTTCCTCCTGCCGCATCTTCCGGTTGGTCATGATATCAACCTCCTCTTTTCATTGATGTAGTCGTCGGCATGATCAATAATATCCTGAGCAAGTTCAAGATCACGATCTTTCAGGTAGGTGGTAAACTCACGAATGATCTTAACAATGTCAGACCATTCGGTTTCCTTGGTGCGGATGGTTGTGGCCAGCTTTTGAAGCGCGTCAATTTCTCCCTTCGGAATCAGGGCGCCTTTCAACTCTTCAACTCCGGCATTTTCAGCCAGCGACTCCTTAAGCTTTTGCGCGATCCGGTAAACAATGGTTGACTGGTACTCATAAGCAAAAAGGGCATTTTCTGTGGCCGTTTTGCGCGCAAGCGAGTGTATATCGCGCTGCTTGCGGAGGTTCTTCTTTTTCACGTAGCGCGAAATCGTCACCTCCGAGAGCTTAAGCACACGGGCAATGTCTTTTTGTTCCCAGCCCTGCTCAAATAACTCCTCGATTGCTGCGTTGCGGGTTAATGCCATTTTTTTTGAGTTTTAGCGGTCTAGCGGCCGCTCGTTTATGCCTCAAAAATCAGCATTAATAAGAGGGGTAAAAAGCTTTTGTAATAGCCTTGGACATTAGTTTCCTAACGTTGGACACTTTCTTTTTTCGTGGCAAAAATCTATTGACTTTTGAACCGAAACCGAAACAAAGGTATGGCAAAAATGCCCTCAATTCAAAGTTGAAAAAGCATGGATTTAAAATTTTCGAAAGTAGTAGCCAGTAATCGCAGAGCCGTTGAGATGTTGCTGTATGGCGAACTGGGCGATGACAAAGAAGCAGGCGAGATTAACGGCCATCATTTTGCACGCGAGCTCAACTGGCTGGGACGCGAGTATGATGAGGTAAAGATCCGCATTAACTCAAATGGTGGATCGGTCGACTACGGTTTGTCTATTCTTTCGGAAATGATGAACTCCCGTGCTTTCATCATTGTGCAGATTGATGGCGTTGCGGCCAGTATGGCAGCGGCACTGCTTCCGGGCGCCGATAAAGTATTGATGAACGACTATGCCAAGCTGATGATTCACTCTCCTTATTACATCGACGAAAACGGCGAGGCGGTGAAAAACCTGTCGGCAAAAGCAAAGAAATCCATTGCGGCTTTGAAAGACATCTTTGTACGCCTGCTGATGAAACGCGGGCTGGATGAAGCTACTGTAAAGTCGGCACTCCGCACGGACACCTGGTACACCGCAGAGGAGGCCAAGGAGGCTAAGCTGGTGGACGAGATTATTACAACCGGTAAGAAAGAACTGGCCGCCCTTGAGCCAAAAAGGCTGGTGGCAAAAATCAATGAATCACATAATTCAAAATCAATGAAAAAAGTAATTGCAAAACTGAACGGTATCGGTGTGCAGCTCGACGAGAATGCAACCGAAGACCAAGTCGTTGCAGCGCTTGACAATTTGCCAAAGGGCGATGAGCAAAAACTGCCTGATGAAGTGGTCAACACTTTAATCGCGGTTGGTAAAAAAACAGGGGTTGTGAAAGACGGCGAACACGGCAACGAAAACGATTTCAGAGAGCTGGCGGTAGCCAACACCGGCCTTTTCCTGAAGCTGTTGAACGTTGACACGCTGGGGGCTGAGAAGCCGAAAGAAACGCCACGTGTGCAAACGCGCATGAGTGACCTGGTAGCACAGGCTAAGAAAAACTTAGGCAACGAGCCTAAGCCTGAAAAGGACTTTGCCTGGTACGAAAAGAATGATCCTGAGGCGCTGGCCAAAATGGAGATGCACGAACCCGAGAAATTTGCCAAGCTGCAAGCAGCTGACGAGGCACAGTATGAATAACCCTAAAACGACTTGCAATGTCACAGATTATTAAATTTCCCTTTGGGCCTGCTACTGAAGTTGCCTTGTCCGCCGACGGCGCTCAGGCAATTGAGATCGTGAACGATCTGACCTTGATTGATGGTGTATCTGTTCCGGCAACGGGCAACCGCACCCTAAACCTCACCTTGCCCGACGACCTGAAAGCAGGCGCGCGCATTGTTTTGCGACTGAAGACAGCCGCAACTGAAACGACCATCTTCGGAACCGGAATTACAGGCGCGACCATTACGGGCGTTGCCGGGAAAACCAAAACCGTTGAGGCGGTTTACAATGGTACTTCCTTCGATGTAATTGGAACTGCCGGGCAAATTGATTAACCCTTAAAAAAACGCTGATAAAATGGCTGAAATTAGTCCTATTAAGTACTCGAAAGAGTTACAAAAACAAATTTTCCCGGACAATAGCTTTTACAAGCATTCGATCTCGGAAACTGGCGTGGCCGACACGGTGAAGACCGTTGAGCGTCCGGTTCAGGGAAAACTGAACAAAGCCAAGAGCGGCCAGCCCTCAAGCTTGCCCTTGCAAATCCAGGTAGCGCGCGACGATAGCGACAGCTATTCAACCGACCTGGTATATGCCGACCCCATTGCCGTGGATTTGCCCGGCGAGTTTGCGCTGAATTACAACAAGCGCGCCACCAAGCAAGCCCAGCAGGCTGCCACGATCAACGAGCGTGTAGCCAACATTGCTGCCGTGAATTGGGGGCCAACCGAAAGCACCAATATTTTGAAGACTACCGGCGCGAGCCGTGCGTCGAATGTGGTGGTGACTGCCGGTGGTGTAATTGCGAACCGTAAGGCGGTGACCAAAGCCGACATGATCAAGGTGCACAACCTGTTGATGCGGATGAACGTATCGGGCATCCCCGGAAAATTGTTCGCCCTGGTATCGGCTGATTTCTACAGCGACCTGCTGTCGATTGCCGAATTTACCGACTACGAAAAAACCGGTCAGATGACCAAGCTGGAACAGGGCATCCTGGGCCGCATTATGGGCATCGAAATTATGACCCGCTCAACCGACGACCAGCACACTGGTTTGTTGTACACCACGGCAGCTGCGAAAAAAGCAATCGACTCGGCAGTAATTGCCACCGACTGCCCCGCAGCTTTGTTCTGGCACGATAAGATGACCGCCTCGGCTGAGGGTGTGTTGAAGACTTCGGTCAACGCCAACGCTCCTGGTTTCCTTGGCGCCACCATTATCGAGAGCTGGACGCGCTTTGGTGCAAGCTGGGCGCGTAAAGATCAGAAAGGCGTGGTGGCCTTGCTCGAGGATAATGCCTAGATAAACGAGCCCCTTCTTTGAACTCAAATCAATAGCCCGCGCCAACCCAAAAGCGGTGCGGGCTTCTTTTTAAAGACCGATTAACGACTGATTAAATGAAACGATTCACCGAACCTGTCATCGGGATAATCACAAGCCTTTTAACATTTGAGGTGTGGGCTAACCTGATGATCTCGCTCCTGGTCGCCTTTTTGGGCGGTGTTCTCGGATTTTTGGGCAAGCACGTAGCCCAGCAGTGGATAGCCAGACGTAATGCACGAAAAAGCAAAATAAAATGAAAGCAGTACTCATTCGACAATCGCAACTAAGCAACGACAAGCAAACCTGTGGCCGTTTCCTTTTGATGGACGACAGCGGGTTGGTGGTATTTAGCTGCGTGACGCTCGAGCTGCCATGGATTGGAAATCTGCCAAACATTAGCTGCATTCCGGCGGGGAGTTATTCGGTGTCGAAAGTCAACAGTCCGAAGTTTGGGGCGGGTACCTTTGGTTTGCACCGGGTGCCGGGCCGTAGTCACATCCTCATTCATGCGGGCAATTTTACCCGCGACATTGAGGGGTGCATTTTGCTGGGCGAGCGGTTTGCCGATATCGACAATGACCGGATAACCGATGTGACCAATAGCCGCGTGACCGTGAACCGGTTGAAGGCGCTGGTTGATTCGTTTGAACTGACAATTATTCAGGTATGAGCTTTTTAAAAAGAATGCTAGGTATGGAAAGCAGCGATTTAAAGGACGTGATTGAAACCGGGGCCGATGTGGCTAAAACCTTCTCGAACAAAGAGCAGGGCACCCGCCGCATGGAACTGGACATGCTGACTGATACACCGCTGTCGAAAAACATCCGACCAATTATTGCGCTTTGGAGCATGTTGCTGTTGACCGCCTATTTGATTTGCCTGGGCTTCGATATCAAATTCAATGATCAGATCGGTGAAACGGTGTTTTGGCTCGTCGTTATCGTGATGGGGTTCTACTTCCCCGGCCGCACGGCCGAAAAGTGGATCAAGAAACGTTAATTACAAATTTGAAAGCATATGAAAAAATCAATTCGATTCATGATGATTTTGCTGGTGGCGCTGACGCTTCCGGCTTTGGCTTTTTGCCAGGAGGTTGCCGTAGCAACCGCCACCGCGGCGCAGGGCTTTGACCCGGCTGTGCATTTTGCAAGTTTGGCTGCCCTGGTTAGTGCCGTTTTGGCGCTTACACAGTGGCTAAAGAGCCACGTATTAACCGAAGGCGTATTCACCAAGCTGCTGAGCTGGTTTGTATCGGTTGCCCTGAGCTTTGGGGGCTGGATCTTCAAGCTTGGGATATTTGCCGGAGTTGAGTGGTACTGGATATTGATATACGGCTTATTGGCCGGACTGGTAGCCAATTCCATATTCGATTTAAAAATAGCTGCCGGAGTGTTAAACCTTTTTAAATCAAAATCAAATGGCTAACGAAGGAGTAGTATTTGGCGGTGATATCATGCTCTATGAAAACACCGGAACCGACGTTGCCCCGGTTTGGTCACCCTTTGCCCACGCCACCAGTCACTCGCGGAGCGGGACGACGAATATGCGCGAGCGGGCACATAAGGACGACGGCGGAGCAACAGGCGTAAAGCCGGGCAGGCATACCCCCGGCACGATCAACATCTCGGGGCTGAAAAGCTACGACGGCAAAGATTACGACGACCTGGAAGAAAAGCGGCTGAACCGCACACGAATTCAGTACAAGTATAGTGGCCGCCCGACCGGCGACACCGACGCGATTGACACCGTGGAGGACACCGGCGACACTTACTGGGAGGGCTACTGCTATGTGAGCGAGTGCAGCACCGAAGATCCGGTTGACGGCGATTCGACTTACTCGGCTACCTTGACACAGGATGGCGTTGCAACTAAAAAGACCGTTTCGTAATGGCCGGGCTTAAGTTAAACGACCAGGTTTTTCCCTTCGCAAAAACACCGCAGGGAGAAAAGTACTGCAAGCAGCTGAATGTAACCATGAAAGCTGTTGAGCAGGAAAAGCAGGAAGCGCTGAAACGCTATAGCTACTGCATGGCGGCCGGAGCCGCAGAGGCGGAGGGTAAAGCCTTTCCGTTTACGGTGGAGCAGTTTATTAAAGCTTGCCCGCCCGACTGGAAGGCGCGCACCATTGAACTCTACAACGCCAAGGCCGAGGCCAAGGCGGAACCGAAAAAGAAATCATAAACCAAAATCCCCCGGCGGCTCTCACGCTTCCGGGGGTTCTTAAAAACAACAACCAATGGCAAAGGACACACCAAAAACAACACTGAAATTTAAAGAAGTAAGCTACCCTTTTTATCGCACGGTGCGAGGTACATGGGATTATGAAAATGCAGGCTTCACTATCGCTGACATGGCCGCCGGGAAATTGAGCGCGCAATATGCCTACATCTTTTTTCAATTAAGAGACTGCGCTAAACGAGCCGGGCTGGATTTCAAGTTTTCGCTTGATCAGTTTGTGGATGAGGCCGACGGGGAAGATTTGCTCAACGTCTTTGAACGCCTGAATGAGGAAAAGGAGCGAATGGAAAGGCTGGTGCCGCAGTCTCCTAAAGAAATAATCAAAAAGGCGGATGAAGTGCCGGGGGAGGCTTAAGCCTTGATGAAATGACTGGAATTGCTGTTGGTCAAATAGGGTTGAGCCTGGACACTTTTCTGGGCTTGACCCTACAGCAATTCGATAACGCCTATGAGCGTTACATGGATCGCATCGAGGCCGACGACATACAGGCGGAGCGTAACGCCCGGCTAACTGCCTTTAGGATTGTTTGCCCGCCGGAAGGAAAAACACTTTCGCTCTATGACTTTTGGCCAATAAAAGGAGATGAAGAATTAAAGCGGCTGGCAAAAGCCGCGAAAAAAAAGAAGCAAAAGCCATCGACGGCGGCCAGGTATGAACAGCTGAAAAATAAATGGCAATAATGAGCACAAAGGTTTTTAAATACATACTTGACTTTAAGGCACAGACTGACCGGTTTGGGAAGGAAGTAGGCGGCGTAAAGGGTATGCTTAAAGGTGCTGCCGTTGCCGCTGGTGCTCTTTTCGCCGTTGACAAGGTAATGGACGCTGCCGCCGCCGTTGCCGACTATGCTCAGGAAATTTCAAAGGTCAACGCAGAGGTAACGAAGCTTACCGGCTTACAGGGTGCTGCCGCTGATACGATGACCGGTCAGGTGCAGGCTATTGCCAAGGCGTACGAACAAGACGTAAATGAGTCGTTGCTGGCTTCCAATGCGATTATGAAAGCATTTGGCGAGTCGAGTGCAGCAACTTTTGACGTGCTGAATGCCGGTTTTGCTACCACCGCCAACTCAAATGGTGATTTCCTCAAACAAGTAAAAGAGTATTCAATTCAATTTGAAGAGGCTGGCTTAGCCGCCTCTGAAATGGTAGCCATCATTGCTGAGGGCAATAAGATGGGCGTGTTTGATGACAAAGCGGCCGACTCAATAAAAGAGGGATCGATCCGTTTGCGTGAGATGACCAAATCAACACGCGAGGCGCTAAACGGCATCGGCTTAAGCGCTGACGTAATTCAACGAAGCATTGAAAACGGCAGCATGAGCATGTTTGAGGTAATGCAACAAGTAAGCAGGCAGCTGGAAACATTGCCACGACAAAGCCCGGCGGTGGGTGCCGCATTGGCCGATATTTTTGGAGGGCCGGGTGAAGATGGGATTCAGTTTATCCGAACATTGGGCGATATCAACACAAATCTTGATGAAGTTGTGGACAAGGCCGGGGGAGCAGCAGCCACACAAATAGCCTGGAGCAATGAGCTCAAAGAATTTCACACGGTCGGCGCACAGGTGTTTGGCGGCACAAACCGGTTGATCACTACTGTAAAGACAGTCACCCTCGGGTGGGTGAATGACAGCATACGCGGCGTGGCTAACCTGATCAACTACTTTATTGACTTGTACAATGAAAGTATGACGTTCAGAGGGGCTATTGAAGCTTTGAAGTTTACGTTTGAAACAACGTTTGACTTTATCAAGCTGCAATGGAAAACCGTGCTCAACTACTTCAAGGGAGCCGGAAAAGTTATCAAGGCGATATTTACGGGCGATTGGCAGAGTATTGGGGACATTGTCAAGTCTACGTTTGAAGATATTAAAGCCGATGGTGAGGACTTCGGAAAACAAACGGCAGAAAGCTTCTCCGAGGCTGTTACCAATACGCTGACTCCTCGTGAAAAGGTAAAACTAATATCACTTAGTAGCGAGGACGCGACCGCTGCGGGCATTGAAACCGGAAAGAACTTTGCCAAGGGGTTTATTGCCGGCAGACAACAAATGCAGCCTGCACAGGCTATTGCATCATTAGGCGCCCAGGTTGACTTTTTGCCGGAGAAGGCGATTAAAAATATCGGAGAGCAGCAATATGAAGCTGGAGCGATATCTTTCTCCCCCCAGCTTGGTGATATGAGCTATTTCAATGAGCAAATTAATGCGGCAAAAGAAAATATTGCCGACATGTCTGAGGATATGCAGGCAAAAGTTTGGGCCATACAGGGCGCATTTGAACAGGGCTTTAACGCGATTGGCGCTAGTGTCGTTAATGGAATGGGCCTTGCAAACGACGGCATGGAAGGCTTCGTGAAGGGGATGGCTCAGGTGGCCGCTCAATTTATTTCAATAATGGCGGCGGAGGCTATTGCTGCTGCCATTAAGGGGGCTTCATTAGCAGCCACATTCACGGGTCCTGCTGCTCCATTTGCTCAACCTGGATTTATCGCGACAATGGTGGGCGGTGTGCTGGCGGCTTTTGCGGCTATTCCAAAATTTGAATTTGGCGGTATTGTCCCCGGTAATTCATTTAGTGGAGATAGAATGTTAGCTCGCCTAAACTCGGGCGAGGAAGTGCTTCGGCGCGATGATCCACGTCACATCAACAACTACGGTAAAGCGTCGGCGGCAGGCAGCCAGGCACCCCGCGACCGAATCATCATCCCCACGGTGAAGATCCGCAAGGGTGACATTTACATTGCCTACGAGGAGGGACGGAAAGAAATGAGTAAACGAAACGGGAATTAACATGGCTTACGGAACGATCTATCAATTTGAATACCGCGACATCAACAACATCCTCACCGTTGTCCGCATCAAGCAGGATGGCTATGCCGGATCGGTCACCACCCGCGAGGGCGTCAATGCGGGCTGCGAATTTAGCTGGGGCGACAAGTCGAGCGACTTGCCAATTGTTTACGGCTCCGAGGTCAATGTATTTGTCGATGCCGAAACCGACTACGAATTTTTGTTTCTGTTCAGTGCCAGCTCGCGCAAGCACCTGGTAGAAATTGACAAGGGAGGCTCGCTGTTTTGGAAAGGCTTTATCGAGCCCGACAGTTGGAGCGAACCCCTCATTGCCGCCCCGTACCCCGTGCAGTTCACCGCTTACGACATGATGGGCTTTCTGTCCGACCTTGATTTTGTCGATGCCAACGGCGATCCTTTTGAGGGCAAGATGACCCTCATTGAATTGGTGCAGTTCATCCTGGCACAAACCAGCCTCGACCTGCCTGTGCATACCGCCAGCGACTTCGAAGAATTTGCCCAGACCGCATCAACCGACTATTTCGCCCAACACTCCGTCAACCTCGAAATATTCGCCGGGCTG